GTTGTGCTGCCGGTCAAATCTCTGTACACAGGGTAATAAGCGATAGGTTTCTGATGCAGTTGTAACATCACATTCTTTACATTCATCTTTGCATTATTTTCCGGCGGGGGGGAGCCGGGTGTTAAGAAATCTTTTTAGGGTCGGGCGGCGTAGGGAAATAGGCCCAGGCGTAGGGCTTGTTGATCATCTTATATCCATTTATTCTCCAGTGTTCTTCATCCCATTTAGCGATAGCTACCTCCCTGACTCCGTAAATATTTACTCTCGCAATCAATACCGGCACGTTAACCGGGATGTGGGGATTGTCTGTTTTGTACCAAGTCATATCATCAAATTTTAAGATTAAAAAGGTAATTCGTTCTCAAACTCGCTGATGATCTCCGTGCACCGCTCTGCCTCTGCCCGCGTCAGATGCGGGATCCACTGCTCCCCGGTCCGGTAGTAAATCTCCCATCGGCGGGCGTTCGTGTCGTAGACAAACGGGGTTTTGTAGATCCATTCGGAATTTTCAACCGATTCGAAACCGGGCTCGGTAAAGTAGGTGCGCAGATGCCAGCCGCCCGGCCTTAGGCGCAAGACTATGCGCGTGTTTTGGTCGCGTCTTATTTCAATATCCATGAGCTTATTTTTTCAAGTAAAACTAAATCTTCAATGACTCTCATAGGTCGCCTGTTTTGGTTGTTATAGATTACGGCGGCCACATAGCGGCCGCCGTACATAAAATTAACTGAAAATAAAAACTATACTATTGTATCTCCATACTTTATACTCTATCTCATCTTTTCTTTCGATCATGTATTTTACGGCGCGATCGTATTCAATTGCGTCGCTTTTTGTAATACGCAACTCAATCGTTTTACCTTTTGAGCCTGCATGTTTATTAAGTTCTGCTAAAATTGATTGCATACGTCTAATTTATCCGGCCGTACTGAACAAGGTTTGCTCTGCCGCAAATCGGTATTGAACCGACTTCAAATTTTCAATACCTTGTCTCCAATAAGTTCCTTTCAGTTCTATTCCTAGTCCGAACCGATGCAAGCTAACCGGGCTGTAAACTTCTGATCCAACGCCTCCAAACGGTGTCAAAACATTCTCCCCGCGATTAGTGTATAATTCGACGCACCGATCAATAGCATCCAACTGCAGCGGGTGGACATGCTTTTCCTCTTCGCTTTCGCGTGCCTCTTTGTATTTAAGTACATTGTCGATTCGGATGTCGTCCCATACCGGTGAGGCGTATCTCTGCCAAATGACATGAGATAATTTGTTTGTCCGCTGATCTCCCTCAAATCCTACCCACTTCTGACGCAGGGATTCGAACGTCCCGTACTTTTCCTCCATGTCAGGCGTGCAAGGCATGGATCCAGCATAGTACCCAATGCCATGGCCTAGCCCGTGCTTATGCTCAACCGGAACGGGATTTTCTCCAGGCTTAACAAAAATTAGCATGTAGTCAGGAAGGGCCGGACGACATTTAACCGCATCCTCTACGATCTGCCCGTGTTTTAGCGCCGTAGGGTATCCTAGGCGGATAGCAATCTTGAGAGGGTCTTTCCAGATAACAAATCGGCCAGCGTATCCCCATCCTTCATCCTGGTGTAACTTAATTACGTCGCCAGGAAAATCAGTTAGCAATCCGTTTTTGTGAGCCGGAACATCGGTAACGTGAACGCAAGACACCCGTCCGCGCAAAGTGATGCGGAATTTCTCCCGTACAATGAACCGATAATGTTCCAAAAATTGATCATAGTTCTCGCAGTTGCTAAGATCATTGTCGGCGCTGGAGTATTGATACAATCCAGCAAACGGCGGAGAATATACGGTAAGATGAATGCTTTCATCCGGTATGGTCGGCAATACTTCGCAGCTATCACCATTGTACCAAGCGTATTGATCTGTAATTACTTGTTGATTTACCATTTTAAACAGCTTTTTGTAGCCAGCTCGGAAGACTGACAGGATTATTGTAATTGAGTATGTTTCTAAATCTTTCGGCGTTGTTCATATGCTCGACGAGCATGGTAAACATATTGTCGGCGGCCTCGCTTTTTTTCAAAAGGTTATTGTATGCCCTTAGTTGCGCGTCCGTCATTACTACATCTATATTTACCTTTCTGGTTTGTCCGAATCTCCATATCCGCCGCGTGCCCTGGTAAAACTGTTCATAGCTGTGATCGGGGAAAAAAGTCATATGAGCGCAGTGCTGCCAGTTCATACCGAAAGCGCCGATCTTAGGCTTAGTTATCAGCCTTTTTATTTCCCCATCGGTAAAAGCCATCAGCAACTCTTCTCGCTCATCCAAATCCTGGGCGCCGCCTTTGATGTTTACGCTACCTGGTATTAATTCACTAAGTAAGTCGGTTTCATCGTTCAAGTTTCCCCAAATCACGCTACAATCTTGCCCCTCGACTATTTCAGCGACCTTATTACAACGTTCCTCGATAGTGACTCTTCTTTCGGCTAGTTCCTGTTGTCTGCCTACTGCCGGGACGGCAAATAACATTCCTGGCAGAGGCTTTGATCTTTTTAAAACCACCCGGTTAATGGCCATCGGCGGTAATTCAAAACCATTATCAGGAAATCCGAGGTCGGAAGGCTTCCGGATGGCCCGCGCCCAGCTCGCTACCCAGCGCCAGAAGTGCGCCTCGGCATGAGGTTTGAACGTCCATTTACTCCCAATGAAAGCAGGATGCAAACTCTTTTCGTTGTTCTTGAAAAACTTTCCAAGCATATCCATGGCGCCCATGTCACCAATCGCCTCGGAAGTAGTTCCTAATTCAATCGGATCGTTAGGAGCAGGCGTAGCGGTCGCGCATAGCCGGTATTCCATTTTTTTTAGAAACTGGATAACTGTTTTCGAGGTCTTGCCTTTTAGGTTTTTAAGAATCGAACTTTCGTCACAAACCACTCCACGATAATCGGAGGAATCAAACTTATGTAGCCTCTCGTAATTTGTGATCGTGATACCCGCCGCTGGTCGGCCATCCCGACTAACTGCACATTGAATACCGAATTTTTCACCTTCTCGGACAAATTGATGACCTACCGCTATCGGCGTTATGATCAGCGCCCGGCCACCAGTTTTTTGTACAATGTTCTGGCAGTACGCAAGCGCTATCAATGTCTTTCCTAGCCCGCAATCAGCGAAGATTGCCGAACGGCCTTTTTTGACCGCAAAAGACAAAAGCGCCTTTTGGTAGTCAAACATCTGATCAGGGATAAATACGGGCTCAAACCCGAACTCTCCGCTCAAATGCGTCTTTTTGTTTAAAAATTCTTTGTAGTTCATTTCAGTTAATTATTAATTTAAAAATGGGCCGCCCGGCTCGGCCCGGTTATAGTTCTAATCAGTGTTATTAATCAAATCCGGGTTACAATCCAAAAACGCGCCGGGCAAAAGGGATAGGAACAGGTAAGAAACAGCAATGCCCGGCGCAAGAACCCTAAAACCAAAACTATTTCTTTCAAAAGTCCGGCCCCGCTATCTTGGAATATCTAGTTAGTCGCTCATACAGTGCGGGGCCGGGTGTGATCCACTCTTTAAGCGGATTGGATTAGTACGTAATCGCGATTATATCTTCCAGTTCTTCCCGGTTCGTTTCCGGGAGAAAGTATTTTAAGATCACATCAATAGCGGCGCTGTAAAAGTCTTGAAATTCGGCCTCGTCCATTGAGGCAAAAGAAATGCTTTTTGCTTCGTAAGTGACGCGCCCGCCCAATGTGATTTTTTGCTCATAGTGACCTATCTGCATTTTGATATGCCACAACAATTCTTTTCTGTCTCTTATTTGTATCGGCTGTCCGTCCGGCATTCTGGCCGGTATCTCTTCTGGCAGGTTGTCGAAAACCAAATTAATCAGGGTGAAAAACTTGCGGTGAAACCTTACATTGCGCGGCATTGAAACCTTAATCCGGTACACTTCGCCCGGTCGCATCTTGTGCGCTTTTTCGCTATCTTCCGGGTATGCCGGTTTTAAGATGCCGTTTTTCTGCACTGCGTAAAATTCCATTAGTCGCCCTTTTCAGTTGCAATCAATTCCAACACGCGCTCTATTTCTGCAATGTAAACGGGTATCTTCTTATCCCATGTCTTGAATGCTTGCGCATCCGGCGTTTGTCGATCGATAATAATTCCAGCGGAGCCAAACCCAGGATGAAAATAAACGAAATCCCACCACTCCGCGCCGGTCAAATACATAGCCCATTGGCATTGGTAATAGTACTCTGTTTTAATCACTCGCGTATCAAGGTAGCGTACAAACTCATCCGGGCCGGGGCATTTAATTTCGATACCGCCGCCGGACAGCATACCGTCAGGGGAAACGCCCAAAAAGTTACCTTTCGATATATATCCAACTTCGGCCACCTTGCAGAACGTTTCATCTTCGTACCGGCGACGCGCTACCGGCTCCAAGGCGATCCCGCGCGCCATTGCATCATTCATGTAACTTTCTTCCGGGCCGGTTATAAATTCGGCGGCTTTCTTGTATAGTAGCGTTTTTGCGCCTGCTCCTAATCCGGTTTCATCCTTGCCATTCACAAGCAGAGCGGCGCAGGAAGTCCCGCCGATGCGCCCCGCCCGTAGGCGGAGCCATTCGTCGGAACCTTGTTCGCAATTGTGTATGGTGTATTTCTTCGTGTCGATCATAGCGCGGCAAGTTGTTTATGCTGGTCGGCGGTAAGTTCAAAGCGTTCCAATGCCTCAAGTTTGTCGAATTGTCCGGCCTCAATTGCTTGCAGCATTTTGTGGAAGCGGTCGGCGTTTAGTTTGTTCTTTCGTGGCGCAAAGTCCCGCACTCGTAGCGCATCCACGGTCTGGCCAAATGCCTTTACTTTGGCGGCATATAGTTGGATTTGTTTCCCCGGCCAATCCTCGATGTAGTTGGAGCCGGTCACTGCGGCAATGGTTTTAGCATTGGTCTTGTTGAGAATGAAGGGTTTTTGGTTTTCAAGGTGAGCAACCAAACACTCTTCTTCGCGTCCGTCAGCATTCATTACACCTTCCTTAGATATGCGGGTGATGGTGACAATCAACTCCTCACCTGGCTCCAAGCTGTAAGCCCCTAAGTAGTTGGGGTTAAATGCTTTTTTCCAATGTGTTTTGCTTTTTTCAGGCATTTTTTTAGATTTGCGTTAGGTAATTTAAAAATAAAACCGGGCGTGCTGTCGTGGCGCACCCGGTTTTTGTTTATACGGCCAATTGTTCGATGCTGATTTTAGCCCGGAGAAAGTCGGACAAATACCGGTCAAAATCGCCGGTCAGCATAAACTCGCTGATCACTTCCCCAAAGGTGTACGATTCGCAGCGGCCCTCCTCGCCGTCCAAGTAGCGCCAAACTTCACCCTCTTCGGTACTGTCGTCGTAGCCGTCAAACTCGCCGGAGGCAACTAGGTAAGAGGCGAAATCGGAAAAATTGATGTAAGTTTCTTCTTCGCCGGTCATGCTCTGGAATTGAACCCAAAACCGGAACCCGGCGCTTTTACCGTAGTGGTGTGTGTCGTGGTCGGTAATTTTCATTTCTGTTATTTTTTAAGGTACTCGGTAATTGCCAGGCGGACCAGCGCCGCAAGGCTATTTAAATTCATTTCTTCCGCCTTTGCTCTTGCTTTTTCAAGCAGGTCAGAAGGGATGTAAAAGTTTATCCTTTTCATTTTTCCTGTTTTGTTCGGTACGAATATACATACATTATACATACAAAACAAGCACAAATCAAACTTAGTCGTTTGTAAACGCTTAGGCATTTGTAAACGGCTATATTTATACATATATTTGACTTAAAATAAACATAGATGCAAAAAGAAAATAAAAAAGCCCTGTGGGTAGATCCTGACATCCACAGGGCCGCGAAGATTGAGGCGGCAAAAAAGGGCTGGACGATCGCTCAGCTTATTGCCTGGCTGATGGGCAAAACGAAAGAGCAATGATCTGGATACTAACATACCTGGTGTTCGGTGCGGTGTTCGCGGCCGTAATCGAAAAGGCAAGCAGGAAAGGCGATACCGATTATGTTGCTTTTTTTTTCTTAGCCACCTTTTGGCCTTTTGTGATGATCCTATTTTGTTTTTTTTACATAACTGATTTGTTAGCTGATGACCGAAGGGGAAATGATAGCGAACTTTAACACCACACCGCCGCCGGGTATATGGATTACCTGGGCATGGTTAGGCGTGTGCTTCCTTGCATCGGCGTTTCTTATTATTGCTGATGCGCTTTTAAGGTCGCGAGTAATATTTGGTATCAATTTAGTATATAATGCCAACAGGCGCGCCCAGGAAGCCGAGGACGAAATAATCCGGCTCGAAAGCAAAGTAGATGCCAAGGACATTGAAATACTCTACTTGCGCAATGAAAACGAAACGCTCCGCGAATTGGCCCGGCGCAAAGGATCGTACACAGTACGGGACGCGGATTCAAAGCCGAACGAGGATGACCGGCTTTGGGATGAAGAAGCGGAAGAAGCTGAAGGATATGAATTCAATTATAGAATAAATATTAGATGATATGACAAAGGAAGAAGCACAACGCCAATACGGAGAAATAGAACTAACATTTAAAGAATATTATTCATACTCCGTGACGTTTGAAGCAATGCTGCCGGATGGCGTTGTAATTGGGAAACACCTCTCCGGGCATGATGTGGCAAATAGGCGTTTTCGCCCCGGGCAAAAAACTACTATTTGCGAGCCGGAGCCAGATTGGGGGATCTTTTACGTCGTTAAGGGCGGCAAAAAATATGACTTTGAATTATAAAATAGGATGATATGAAAAACAAAGATGTAATTAAGCAGGATAACCAGGCATTCATTGCCGAAATCCTGGACAAAAGAGAGATCCGCAGGGACGAAATCAGAAACAAGCGCCGCCGGGTGAAAACGTTCCGGTCAGTCACTTATATTTTTCAAGCGCTTTCCCTGCTCACTGCTACATACTTTATTTATCACTACGCGAAAGATTACGCCGGGTTTTACGTTGCGCTCGTGTGGTCGGTCGGGGTCTTGCTCCTGTTTGTTATCGAAGCCGCCAAGCGGTTTTCTATCTTGGAAACGGCGCAAGGGTATTACAACCCCGAGGACCGGCATAAGACCCGCTGGACGCCTATTATTGTTATTGCCATCGGATTAAGCGCCCTGGTATCCTACCAAGGCGGTTCCAAATTTGTGGTCGAAGAAAATAGCGGCCCTGCCCTAGTGCATAACGCGCAAATAGATTCTATCTCTCAATTGATCGCCGTGCAAGATGCAACGATTGCAGAGTTGAAAACATCAAAGTGGAAAGGCGCGCTAACCCGTGGCGCACGAGATGGTATCAACCAGGCAAACACAATTAAGGCCGAACTAATCCAGGAGCAGCGCCGCCTGCAAAAGCGGGACGAGTACATGAACGAAGCGATCACTAAGCAGCACGGCGACAAGTTCGCCGCGTTCGGCTACATCTTCGGCGGCTTCGCTGGCTTCCTGGATCTGCTGCTTTTGTCCTTGCTGTTCTGGGCAGAGAAGGACGAAACGGACGTGGAGCGCTACGCAAGGGGGCAGCGATCCGAACCGAAGCCCAACGCCGCACCGCAACGCCCGGAACAAGCGCAACGCGCAACGCTGCGGGCTGTAAGCAACGATGAAGTAATTGACCGCGTAACGGCGCAAAATATTGCACTCGAAAAACGGTTGCAAGAGCTAACCGATATTGTTGAGGCGCAACAACGAAACGCGCAACGCCCGGAGCCGCAACCGCAACCCGCAACGCGCTGTAACGCCGTTACTAACGGCGTTACAGAAGATGCGCTGTTACT